TTTCATTCAGCAGGTCCAAATCGACATCCTGATTTCGCAAAAAGGCTTCCCGCCATTGGTCCTCAATAATGCTGACCTTTACGCCGTCGCTGCATCCATCGCATATCTCTGTTTCTTCATAGGTGCTGAAATCAATTTGGCCTTCAAAGGACCATTGGCTGCCCTCGAAAACAAAGTCGGATTCAATGCGGACATCGACGGCACCGTTGATAAATTCATTGACAAATATCAACCGCAATATCCCTGCACCATTCGCCATCTGAGGCATCCGGTCTTGGTCGCCTGTGAAGGTTAATCCGGTGCTGAAGCTCTGGTCGATGCCATAGCTATCCATCCGCTTGATTGCAAATATCACTTGGTCCCAGCCAACAGGTTCATCGACCTGCTGGTTATTCAGGAAAAACCGGTAATTCATAAATTAGCCCCTCTTTTTTTATTCAGGATTTTCGTTGTCCGATTCCCTTTAGTAACATATCGCTCCAGCCCTCTTTCGGATATTTCCAAAGACTGAACTGGCATTCCCATAATTGCCTTTGCAATCGGTGCCGTGTCGATTGCCGACCATTCATTGCGACCTCGTGAAAGAGTCGAATTTCCGGCAAGCAATTCCCGGGTCTTTGGTGCCGTGATTACATCTGCACCCCTCGGCAGGTAGGTCAGCGTTGCCCGGTCAGGTGTCAGGTAACTGCCTGAATCGGTCCTGACCAACTCCCGGCCTTTTTCCCCTACGATTGCTGGACCGCCCTCAAAGTTTTCAACCCCTTTTGCAAATTCAGGAACTGGCTGTGCAAGGATGAAACCTGTTTGCGCCGCAAGTGCGCCCAAGGTAAGCGAAAGGTTTGCCGCCGTAACTGGCAGGCCCGCCGTGTACTTAATAATGTATGGAGCCGCCGTGAATATCGCATTGGCAATGGCTTGCATTTGGTCAGCTCTGAATTGCTTTAGCCGGGCTTCCTTTTCCGCTGCCCGCCTTTTTTCCTCAATCTCGGTGATTTTCTGCACATTCCCGTCTGCCAGCCTGATTTCTTCATCAAATTGGCGCTGCTTTCGGGCAAGGTCATTGGCAGCGTACTGAGATTGCAGGTTGAATATTGAGTTTACAGTCATTTGGGCCAAATCAATAGCCATGCGCTCTGCTTCTTCCCGGGCTTTCTGCTTTTCTTCCTGCAACTTCTTTTCAGCTGCAATTTCAGCATCTGCGGCCTCTTTTGCGGCCTTTATGCGGTCTTCCTGACTTTTGCGCCGCTTTTCCTCATCCTCTTTCCGCTGCTTATCAAGTTCAGCAAAGTAACCTTTACTGGCATCTTTGATTTGCAACTGAAATTGGTTTTCCTCCGAAATCAGTTCCTCATTTGCCTTTTGCCTATTGAGTTTGGTGATTTCAATTTCGGTCTTCGTTATATCAACCCCTTTGGCCGCATACTCCCTTTGTAACGATTCCAGACTTTTCAAGTAGTTTACTTCTGCACCAAGTTTGGCCTGCGGTTCGGGAACATTGCCCTCTACTGATTTGAGTAAGACTTCATATTCCCGCTGAATTTCTAATAGCTTCTTTCGCTCATTGAATTCAGCTTTGAGTAGCTTAATCTGCTCCGCCGTCAATTCAGTTGTCTGCTCGGTAGCCTTTGCGGTGTCCTCAGTAGTCTTCAGGTTAGCAAACATTCCATCCCGAAACTTTTGCTGCATGGTGATTTTATCGGCCAACTGATCCAGCATAACTTTTTCCAAGTCGCTCATCTCTCCATCAGCGGCGACTATATCGGCCGTCAGTCGGTATTGCTCTTTCAACTGCCTGATTTCTGCATTCTTGTTGTTGATTGCAATTTTCAAGGCCTGCTGAGATAGCTTCATGGACTGCTGCATACCTTTGTCAAACATTGCCGTACCCGGGTCAATCAGGCCTTTCACCCGGTCAAAGTTATTCGCCCAAGTATCGAAGAAACTCTTAATCCGGCCCTGATAGGTCGTACCGAGTGCAACCATAAGTGAATCCAATGCAGCCCCAAATTTGTTTTGACTGGCTGTCAGGGTATTGATATTCTTTGCGGCCTCTGCACCAAAGGTTTTTTCTAATTCGGTTGCAAACTTTGGCAAAAATTCAGCACTGATTACCTGACCTTGTTGCAGCATCTTATTCAGTTCTGCGGTAGTTACGCCCATTGATTTGGCCGCAAGATTAAAGGCACCCGGCAATCTTTCGCCGATTTGCCCCCGTAATTCTTCCGCCTGCACGGTGCCTTTGCTCATAATTTGACCGAGGGCAAGAAATACCCCCTTGGCATCGTCCGTACTTAGGCCCATTGCTGCAACCGCTTTGGTAACTGCCAGAAATTGACGATTCGTTTCATCCGTACTTTGGCCCGCCATTTTGGAACTGGCTGCAAAAGTCTTGTAACCTTCGGCAACGCCTAGCAAGTCCAATCCAAGGCTGGATGCAGTGCGTCGGATGAAAGCCATTGATTTTTGACCTTCCTCAATTGAGCCGGATGCAAAGGTGATAGCCTTTTGAAGCTGCTCGAATTTGGCCGTAATGTTTATTACCTCTTTTCCAAAAGCTACTATTGCGGCACCGCTGAAAGCTATACCGAGTGAGGTGCCTATCCCGTTGATGGTGGTGCCAAGGTTTCCCATACTCGACCTTGCAGAATTGACCCCCTGACTAACCTTTTCAGCCCCGGCCTTGCCTTCGTTGCCCATCTTTTGGAATTGAGCCGTGAGCCTTTTGGCTTCAGCAAGTGCAGCCTGCTCATCTTTTGTCAGGTTGCTAAGCTTGCCTTCCAGTTGAGCCAGCCCGGAGACATCGCCGAGCTTATAATTGACGACAATGTCGTTTGTGCTTATCGTTGCCATAGTGCGCCAAAGATACAGAAAAGTGCGGACCTGCGGACTGCTATCTCAGCCCGGGCAGGCAACCTGCGGCCCGCTACCTTCCAGACCGGGCAGGCAACCTGCAGACTGCTACCTTCCGGCCTTGTGCAGCCGAATCAGTTCTTCTTTTACAACATTGTGCTTCCAGATACCCATCACTTCCAATTCCTGATAATCTCGAATAGAGCCTTTTGTGATTCTAACAAGTTCTGCAATTCTGGATTTATTTCGCCGGGTGTATTCAGCATAGTAACTACTTCCAGATGGTGGATTGCCTTTATTGCCTCGGCTCGCATAAGAGTTGCCAAATTCTGCTCCCAGTCTTGCAAAGAGGGCAGAAAATTTAGAATTGGCAGCTTCAAAAAAAAATCAGGAATATCGTGGCTTTCGGCCCAGTGCTTTGCTTTTGCAACGCCGTACTGATAGTTGTAAGTAGTAATATCCTCGGTTTCATCGAAGTACAGGACCGTTGCCAACTTCATTCTGAGGGTTAGATTGGTGGCCAATCCAAACCGCTCTTTCAGGTGGCTATTCAGCACCGCCAATTTGGTCAGAAGGGCTTCTTTGGTCTTGATTTTGCTATCCATCAGGACCGCATCAACTGCGGCCATGTGCTTCTGCAATATTGCCGGACTGATACCCCACTCTAACTCTTCATAAATATCCAGAGCTGCATTGGCTCGGGTATAAGGAATGTACGGCTCAGAAATAAACCGGTAATAGTTCCGGCCACCCGAGGTGAAAGCATATTCGATTTTATCCCGCCATTCCGCTGGTGCTGCACCAGAGTAGGCTTTACTCGCCTCGGTAGATGTATCGGGCAAAGGTTTCGTTTCCGGCATAGACCCATCCGAAGCCGAAGGCGACCTGCCAAAGAGGTTGAATAATGTTTGCATTACTTGGAGTTAAGAGGAAAAGAATGTAGAGCCATGGACCCATGCAGAAAGGACAGCGGCCTAATGGTTTATTCAACCGGTATGGCAGCCGGTCAATCAGATTGCCGTACCACCGCAGGTAAGGCACCTCATCCAGACAATAGGCAAAGAACCAGCAAAAAAAAGCGGTCGATATTGCACTGACAATCATCGCCTGCCGCCTCTTGGTCCTTTGGGCTTCTTTGTGCCGCAGTTACATTTGAACTTCATATCCGCAAAGGTAAGAAAAAAACCACTTGAAATTTCCAAGTGGCTTTCAGTCCATTTTTATCGAATCACTACAAAAACGGATTCAGCTCTCCAGATGGTGCATCAAATTCGCCGACCTCAAAGCTGACAGTGTCATATTGCTTCCCGCCCTGCTCAAAGGTTACCAGTTGGCCCGCAGGTGTAAAGTATTGCAGTTGGTATAAGCCGCCGTATGGATTGAAAAACCCGGCATCGTAATCTTGCGTAAGGATGACAACCTGACCTGAAACTGGGGCTTCGGTTAGGGTTATCTTTTGCCCTTTGCCGTTGGTTATTTGAACGGTGATTTCTTCCTCAGAATAGGCAGGTGGTACATGGATGATAAGACCCTCCATGCAATCAGGGAGAAGGGTGCAGACTTTCAGGATGTTCTTGCAGCAACTCATGGGGCAAAGTTACTACTTTTCGCAATTTTGTCGCCAAATTCTTGCAGACCATATTCAGCAACTATCTGGTAAAAGTTGGTAGTCAGGTAATACCGCAAGGCATCCAGACAGTGGCCGATTTGTGGGTTTTCCTTTTTCCACGCATCCAGACTTCCATCATTGTTTATCCGGGCCGCTTTCAGGTCAGCAATCA